CTTAGTGTCGAACAGCGACTACAAAAGGCAGTATCAGATATCATGATGAAGGATAGATATACTGCACTTGCAGGGTTGCTTGCGATTGGCGATAGGAGTGTCAGAGATGACGTTCCTACTGCTTGCACCAATGGTCGGGACGAAAGATATGGTCGTGCATACAGCGAGAAGTTGAATGACCCCGAACTCAGATTCTTGGTGCTACATGAGAACTATCACAAGTTACCAAGACATCTGCATATCTACTATCATCTATACAAGATGGACGCAGAACTGGCGAACATGGCGTGTGACTATTGGATAAATGGTAAGCTTGTCGAAGAGAACGCACTAGACAAGTTTGCTACCATGACGGGCGCACTAGCCAAAGGTTGTTATGACGAGCAGTACAACAACATGAGCGTCACACAGATATTCAATGACTTGCGAGAGAAGGAGAAACAAGGTGTTTCCGTTAGGGATTTCCCTAATGGAGGTGGTAAGCCGTTCGATACACATGAATGGGAAGAGGCACAAGAGTTGTCAGCCGAAGAACAGCGAGAACTAGCCAAAGACATTGATGACGTGATACGTCAAGGTGCGTTGGTTGCAGGTAAGATCGGGTCGGGTGGCAATCGTACACTTGAGGACTTACTAGACCCGAAGGTCGATTGGCGTGAAGTCCTGCGTGAGTTCATTACCGATACGTGTGCAGGTGGTGACTACTCAACATACAACAAACCCAATCGAAGATACCTACACCTAGACTTGATAATGCCGAGTGGCGTGTCCGAGAAAGTCGAGGAACTGGTATTGGCAGTTGACACATCTGGTTCGATTGGCAAGTACGAGTTGTCCATGTTTTTGTCCGAGGTCAAAGGCATATGCGATACTGTAAAACCTAGCAGGGTACGTATACTCTATTGGGATACAGATGTTTGCCGTGACGAGGTATACGAGATGGACGAGCTTGACAACTTACCAAACTCTACAAAACCAGATGGTGGTGGAGGCACAGAAGTAGCATGTGTTCCCCAGTACATGGCAGAGCATGGTATCAAACCACAAGCAACTATCGTGTTTACAGATGGTTACTTGGGTGGGTCGTGGGGCAGTTGGACGTGTCCTACGCTATGGGTAATCTTGAACAACAAGAGTGCCGTATCAAAAGTCGGTAAGACATTACACGTCAACCGAGATGACTTCTAACCATTAGGGAAATCCCTAATACAAATTAAAAGGATATATTATGACTTATAGAGAACAAGACTTCAGAGTAAATAGTTTCAGAGATATTGCCGATAGGTATGCAAACACCAAGCCGATACGTGGTACAAAGATAATACCGATAGGTAGCCGAACAAGAAAGTTCGAACACATTATCAAAGTGTCAGACACACGTTACGACATGGTATTAGATCACTCACTTACAAGCAACTACTATGCTAGTGGTAAGTACGAGGTCATAACGTGGGAGATGAAGAAGGACATTGAAGTAGTGACGATATACAACAATGGCTTTACCTCAGTATACACCTTCCTTGATAACTTGTTACCACATGACCTACGATTCTATATCTATGGTGGTTCGGGTAGGCAATACATCAGTATGAATTGGAAACAGAGCAAACAGTATGAATGGGTAGGCAAGGACGAAGGCGATAAAGACTACTACTTACCCAAGGACTATTCAAAGCCGATACAGTTCGCACGTAAAAATTCAAAGTGGCAACACATAGGCACAGAGTATGTATTCCGACACGCTATGACACAAGTCAACAAGGACGCAAAGGCAGAGATCAAACCCTATGCCGATAAGTTCTACGAGTGGATCACAACTGTGTATGCCATGTTACCATGCAATGATTGGCAGTACACCCGCAAAATGGCAAGTGAGTTGGACACGTACATGAGAGAGAATGGTATTCAGAGTGTACCCTACAGCGAGCAACAAAAGCTAGAGATAGAGCAGTACAAGAACATCATGCGTGATGAGAAACACCCAATGCGTCTACATCTAGCCGTCTTATGGTTACGTACTAGCAACCTATACGATTACCATGATGGAGCGAAAACCATAAAAGATCAAACCGAGGCAAGTAGGGTAAGAGGTCATTGGAACAGATGGATAAACAAGACCCTTGGTCTTACCAAGAATATCCATGAGGCAGGTGCAGAGGAGGTGAAGTGATGAGAAGTTACAAAGGTATGAAGTATAAATACAAATGTAATGGTAAGTATTTTCAAGAGAGTGACTATGCACATTGGGATACGTTGTCCATTGGTGAGTACTGCCACCCTATTAAGATAAGATGGTTCATTGATAGTGAAGAATATATGGAGGGTTATTGGTATGAAGAGTGGGAAGATCACCAGACCTACAAAGGTTTTGTTGAGTTGGAATATTCGAGTGCTAGTCACAGAGAGCCAAACAGAGAGCGAGGTTCATGGGGCAGAGATGATTATGAAACCATTGACGGGTTATACTTTGAAACAGATTACGCTACCAAAATGTTGAGCCAAGAACCGATCAAGCAACGAGAGGACGCACTCACTAGAAGGAGGGGAGGGCTATATTGGGACGATTTAACGTATTCGGATAAAGAGTTTGCCCCCATATTAGTGAAAGTTTCTGATCTGGATAAGATAAGTTCCCTACGTATGGAGGCAGATGCCCTTGAAAATGAGTTGATGAAAACTTATTGGGACTCTCTTCCTAAGACGTTAGTACACTTTGAAAACATGGACAACCCTCTGACGATAGAACAGCTAGAGGTATTAAACAATATGAAAGAGAAAGGAGAGAAGTAATGGGTTACAGAAGTGATGTTGGTATTGTTGTTGCGTTCAAAACACGTGAGGACATGGAGAAGGTAATCGCTACCTACAAGATGAACCCTGACGTGCAACGACTAGACTTGTTTGCTGAGTGGTCAATATACCATAGAGAGAAGTCACCCCCACAAAATTGGGGTAAGAACGAACTATGCGAGGTGTTCTTCCTACAGTACAAGAACACGGACATAAAGTGGTATGATGACCATGATGACGTGGTAGGCATACGTTACCTTACGAAGTTGGCTAGTAACTTTGGTAAAGAGCAAGGTATGTTCTATGCGTGGAAAGAACTCAACGTGGGTGAGGACGGAGCTATACATTACGAAGAAGATAGCAAGGACTCAGAAGGTTCTAAGTACGAGTTATCAAGCTTTGTTGATGATATGCTTATGGTAACGCACCCCGAAATACAGTTCGGTACAGAATATTCTGGAAACATGGAAATCATTAGGGAAATCCCTAACGGAGAAAAGGAGGAAGTAGATGGCTAAATGGAGTGGTGTATATCTTGAGGACTGTCACAAGTTACTCAAGAAGATTGAGAAGAAGTTGGAAAAGGTTAAAGAGGAAGAACGTAGGTACGAAGATGGTACAAGTATGGTGAAAATTGGCTTGAGAAAGGGCAGACAACACCTTGCCAACGAACTACAAGATAAAATTAAGAAATGGAGAAAGGAGATGTTTAATGAGTAACACAGATTTAAATTTAGAGGTTAGTAAGCTGAATGAGTGGATACCTCAGATACTAGGCGAAGTTCCTGATATAGAATATGTCTTGGACTACGTAGAGATTAACAACTTTGCAATCGAAGTAAAAAATGCAATTCGTGGTATCAAGTTTGGTGTGCGATCTGATGGTCAGTATGAAAGGAGAAAGTATATATACATGGAAGGTCACCCGTACACTATGGGTTTCATATCCTACGAAGATCCAAGGGATAACCCTACCCGTGGTGAAGATCACTACGTTGTGTATTCTCTTAACATACGGAATCTAAAGTATGCCGACTATTCTAACCAAAGATATATGGCAATGAGTGTCAACATGAGCCAAGGTGTAAAGAATGCCAAAAGGTATTTACGAGCTGTACCTTGGGGATATCCTGCAATCAGAAATATAGAAGATATTAGGATAGCATGGCAACAACAGCGTGAGGTAATATACAACGACTATTATGAATCGGCACAGAAAGGATTAGGTGTCAACGTCCACAAAAAGGGGTTGGTTGCCGAACTTTTTAAGGTGCTTGATAGTGACTATATGTTCCTAGATGCAGAAGTGAAAGAGGCACTGATAAATATGAAAGCTAAGTATGACGTATACAAAGAAGATATGATGAAGGTCATTAAAGTATTCTTTGTCTATGGCTATATGAAGTGGGACAAAGAAACGTATATTGTTATTGACCTTGGTGGTACGGCTAATCGGAACACGGACTGGCGACAGTTGCCCCATAAAACATATACTGCCGACACGTTGCCCCTGGAGCTGAAAGGTAAGGTCATGTCTCTTAACGTGTTAGAGAACAAGAGCTATGTTGATGACGTGGGTTACAAGGTTGGAGACAATATGTTCTATGTCTTACAATAACACACAAGATTACACGTTATACCAAATCAAGATAGATGTTAATACAAAAAGAGTTCATGTGTTATGTTTAGGTATGTATTGTGTTGACAGCGAATTAAAAGAATGGTATGAGAGTGTAGGCGATTTACCTAAGTGGGTTCAAGAGAAGTTGGCATTGCTGATGATGCTTGAACCCATGTTAGAGTATAATTCAGAGATAGGGTATAGAGCAAGCGATAGCGAGTTTTATATCTACGTTAGGGAAATCCCTAATGAAACCTAGAAGGAGAAAGAGAAATGGGTAAAGTAAAAAATATGTTAATAGATGTTGAAACGACACTAAAAGATTGTCTTGACAACCACGGCATGACAAATCAACAAGCACTAAAACACATAGAGAACAAGTTTGGTTCTATGGGTAGAGAACACGCTGATGCCACGTTGAAGGAATGGAACGAAGGTATCATTGAAGGTGTTGAAGATTTGTTTGGTGACCCCGATACAGCCGAGCGTGGTGACACCATTATTATTAGTGACAAGCCATTAAGTCATTAGGGAAATCCCTAACGGGGTGTAGGCGTAACTGCCTACATCCCAAATTGAAACCAGTTTTTTGAAGGATAGAAATGAAGAGAAAGATAATAAAAAGAAAGTTCACGAAGAAAATGAAAGAGAATGGTGTAACAGTTGCGTTACCATTTGAAACAGAGTGGCACGTGATAGATTATGATGAGGGTGATGATGACTTCACAGTAACGTGTTTTGATGCAGACGCTATTAATACTGGCGAGATCATAGGTAGATATTCTACATTTTTTGATGCGTGGCAAGACGCAAAATTTTTTGATAAGGATAAAACACAATGATGGCAATGACCCCAGAGGCAAAAGTAAAACGTAAGGTAACAGATCAACTTAAACAACTTGGTGCATATTACTTCTACCCAATGACAGGTGGGTACGGACGTGGAGGTGTACCCGATATTGTAGGTTGCCATAGAGGTAACTTCTTTGCGTTCGAATGTAAGTCAGGAAAAAACAAACCTACAGCATTGCAGGATAAGAACTTATCAGACATAGGTGGAGCAGGAGGCATAGCCCGTGTAATTAACGAAGACAACATGATGGATATAGAGAACATACTAAAAGGGATAGACACACAATCAGAACAAATAGAAATGGACTTTCCAGTTCAATATGAATAATCTACCAAGTTTTTTATTATTTTTGTCTTGGTAGGACGTAAGCAGTGAGAGCGTTGAGGACACATGAAAGCATTATTTAATCGAAATCCACTGCAATGAAGGCAGGTTTATAATATATCCTTCCCTGTGACTTCATCATGGTAGTGCATGTAAAAACTTAGACCCCCCTCACAGAAGGGGGGCAACCAAAGAGAAAGAGAGAGACATGAAAACAACTTACTTTGTATTACACTTATTAACGATTCAAGATATAATGGTTGGCGATGTGCAAGCCAATAGAGTTATATTCCATGACCCCGAAACGTGCATATATGTAGCACAGAGCCTACATCAAATGCGTGACCCCATAACAAGAAAATTAAACTGTGTAGCTGTTGAGGACTTCCAAGTAGAATTAAGAATACCATTACCAAAACCAGAGTTTATGAAATGACAGACGATAGATTTAAATTAAAACCAATACCCAAAGATGACAAAATAAAACAAGTGCGTCACTTTAAACCTGAGACTATCAAGAAATACAAAGAGATGATAAGACGTGACATTGCAAAAGGTCTAATTCAACCTGACCAGTTTAACAATAAGGGTAAGAAAAAGTGAGATTACAAAAGGCACGTGAGAATGCCAAGTTGCATAGAGATTTTTTAATCAAGCAAATAAGAGAAGAGGAGAAAACAAAATGCGTAAAAGTGCTAAGAAAGAAAGAGTATGGAAGTATCTACTCAAGAATAGGCTTGCAACGCCCAAAGAAGTAGCGAAGGCGTGTAAGGTATCGTACGGCTATGCCCTAAAGATAATCAACCAGTCAGGTACACCAAAAGAAGTTATCATACAGGAGTCCAAACCACCTGTTCGCTGTCAGCTACTCGGTGAAGCATCGAGCCTTACGGCAACAGATCGTAACAAAGACTATGGTGACGCTGTAGATAACCATGAACACATTGCTCGTATATATAATGCGATCACAGGACAACGTCTTACAGCACGGGACATCACCTTGGTACACCAGGCAACGAAGCTAGCACGACGACAAACGAGTCCGTTGAAAAAAGATCACTACGTAGATAACATGGCGTATGTTGGTATAGAGTACGAATGTGCTATAAAGGAGAAATCACTCTTGATTTTGAAAGACACTATAAAGGAGAAGAATAGTGGACTTAATCACTCTTGATTTTGAAACATACTACAACAAAGAGTATTCTCTAAAGAAACTGACGACAGAAGAATACGTACGCGACCCTAGGTTTGAAGTGCTTGGGGTCGCTATAAAGGTAAACAATGGAGAAACGGAGTGGGCAAGTGGTACACAGGAACAACTTAAGACGTTCTTACAGACCTTCAACTGGGACAAGTCGATGGTATTGGCTCATAATACTATGTTTGATGGTGCTATCCTCTCTTGGATATTTGATATTAAACCTCGCGCTTATACTGATACAGTTTGCATAGCAAGAGCTGTAAATGGTGTAGAGGACAGCGTGTCGCTAAGAGCGTTATCACAGAAGTATGGTGTAGGTAAGAAGGGTGACGAGATACAGAACACCCTTGATAAACACAGACAAGACTTTACTGATGAAGAACTGGAGCGACTAGGTGACTATGCTGTCAATGACGTGGATTTGACATACGACTTGTTTACGATTATGGCGAAGGGGTTTCCGAAGAAGGAACTTAAGCTTATTGACTTGTCACTGCGTATGTTTGTAGAGCCTGTTTTGGATCTGGATTTGGATTTGTTAGAAGATCACCTTGGTAACACACGTCAGCGTAAGGAAGAGTTACTCATGGACGCTCGCGTATCAAAAGAAGATTTGATGAGTAACGACAAATTCGCGAAGCTACTTGCTGCATACAACGTGTCTCCTCCTAAGAAGTTAAGCCCCACCACAGGTAAAGAGACATGGGCTTTTGCCAAGTCGGACGAAGAGTTTAAACGCTTGATAACACATCAGGACGAGAGGGTTCAGTCACTTGTTGCGGCCAGGTTGGGTAATAAAAGCACACTTGAAGAAACGCGAACCCAAAGGTTCATCGACATAGCGAAACGTGGCTTATTGCCTGTACCCGTTAGATATTACGCGGCACACACAGGGCGTTGGGGTGGTGATGATAAGATAAATTTACAGAACTTGCCGAGCCGTGGGACAAACGCAAATATGCTAAAGCGTGGCATAATTGCACCACATGGTTACTCTATAATAGACGCAGACTCTGCACAAATAGAGGCAAGAGTGTTGGCATGGCTTGCCGAGCAAGACGATTTGACAGAGGCGTTTGCCAAAGGCGAAGATGTATACAAGAAAATGGCATCACGCATATACGGTGTAGCGGAGAGCGATGTTACCAAAGACCAAAGGTTTGTAGGTAAGACCACAATATTGGGTGCAGGATATGGCATGGGGGCGCAGAAGTTCCAAGACCAACTCAAGACATTTGGTTTTGACATGGAGCTACATGAAGCACGACGTGTCATAAAGATATACAGAGAGACGAACCACAAGATAAACAAGTTGTGGCGTGATGCTCAGTTGTTCCTGAAAGATGGTAACACATTCGGTCTGTATGGTGTCTTGTTTGTAGAAGATGGTAAGATACTTTTACCCTCTGGACTGTACCTACGCTATGACGATCTACGATTTACTACTACAGATAAAGGCGTGGAGTTTGACTACAAAACAAGGCGTGGTCGTGTGCGAATATATGGGGGTAAGATAATAGAGAACGTGTGCCAAGCCATAGCTCGTTGCATAATTGGAGAACAAATGTTACAAATAGCAAAGAGGTATAGAGTTGTCTTGACAGTACATGACAGTATTGCGTGTTGTGTCAAAGACAAAGAGGTGAACGAAGCACAAGAATACATCGAAGAATGTATGCGAAGACCACCAGAATGGGCAGAGGGTTTACCGATAGATTGCGAATCGGGTAAAGGCAAATCTTATGGAGAATGTGAATGAGTGATGAATATTATATGGATATGCGCCAACAAGTCGTACGGACAAGGGATGATTTCATACATTGCCCTATCTGTAAATCGTTACAACTATCTATGGGTAAGGTTTCTATGCCTAATAAAATACACGGGAGAGACGGAGTTGTCATAGAGTTTACTTGTAAAGAATGTTCATCAGAATTATCACTAGGATTATTTAACGATGATATTGGACTACCTGAACTCAATGCACGTATAAACTGGGTAGAAAAACCTGTATACTACGTTAGAACTCCTACTGATGAATTAAGTGACTCCTCGCTTACAGGACAAAGTAAACAATTAAAAAGATATATAGAAAAGTATAACCTACACGATTTAAAGGTAGGTGATAAGTTACCAGAAGGTGTTCCTCCTTTCAAAAGTGAAGATTACGAGGACAATAACGTAGTAAATATAAAAGATAAGAAAAACCCTCAATGAGTATAGCACCTTGGTCGTATAGTAGAATAAAGGCATTCGAACAATGCCCCAAGCAGTTCTACCATATGAAAATAGCGAAGGATTACAAAGAGCCACACACAGAGGCTATGCGTTACGGCACAGAGCTACACGCTGTAGCGGAAGATTTTATAAGTGATGGCACACCAATACCAGATAAGTTTGCCTTCCTTAACGGTCCCCTGGAAGCACTTAAGCGTAAGCAGGGTAACAAGTTTACAGAGATGCGTATGGGTCTGACAGCAGATCTTGAGCCTTGCACGTTCAAGGACAAGAACGTGTGGTGGCGTGGCATAGCAGACTTGGTAATAGTTGACGAGACAAAAGCATGGGTGGTAGACTATAAGACTGGACGTAACGCACAGTATGCGGATAAAGGACAACTGGAGCTTATGGCTATGGCGACATTTAAACACTTCCCTGAAGTAAAACAGGTTAACGCGGCTTTGATGTATGTCATTGCTAAGAAGTTTATAAAAGCAAAATACACGATAGATATGTTGACAGACCTATGGGATAAATGGTTAGCTAGTTTTAATCGTATGCAAATTGCACATGATAACGACACATGGAACGCTAGACCCAGTGGGTTATGCCGTAGACACTGCGCGGTCATAGAGTGTGTATATAATGGGAGTAACTGATGCCGTACACGAAGTCACCTAGACCCTACAAGAAAGAATACAAGAAACAGAAAGAACGTGGTGAACACCCAGATAGGATGGAGCGTCAACGTGCTAGAAGAGCCTACGACAAGAAAGGTATAAATCGTAAGGGCAAAGATGTATCACATAATAAAATGTTAAGCAAAGGTGGCTCAAATAAAGATGGCACAAGGCTAGAAAGCCCGTCAAAGAACAGAGCAAGAAACGGACAAAAGAAGAGAAAGAAATGAAGAAGAAAGACCCTAAAGTCGGAACAGGTAAAAAACCAAAAGGAACAGGAAGGAGGTTGTATACTGATGAAAACCCGAAAGACACAGTCCCTATTAAATTTGCCACTGTGGCTGATGCCCAAGCAACTGCTCGTAAGGTTAAGCGGATCAATAAACCTTACGCAAGGAAGATTCAAATCCTTACTGTGGTGGAGCAACGAGCCAAAGTCGCAGGGAAGCCAAGGCAAGCCGCAATCGCAAAAAGAGCAAAAGAAGAACTCAGAGCAAAACACAAAGCGAAAAAGGGGGCGACCGAGAAAAAATGACTAGGCAAGTACAAAACAAACTAAAAAAAGTAGCCAAAGGCTTGAACAAAGCATCTAAGTTACACGCGAAACAAGCAAAGACTATACAGTCAGTGCTAAAGACCAAGAAGAAAAAAGTAAAACGTAATGGTAGCTAGAGTAGAAACTATAAAAAAGAAGATCAAGCAAGGTAAGAAGTTAGGGTTTAGCGAAAGAGCCAGAGCCGTTAACAAAGGTATCTTACCTAGCAAAGCAAAAAAGAAAAAGAAGAAATGAGAAAGAGAAATGCAAATAATAGACAACAAGGCTTTACTGTTACGGTTACGTGACCCTGATAAAGTCGTAAATGCCATACCTAAAAGCAAAGCTGTGGGTGACAATCAAGTGGTTGTTAACTGGGGTTTGGAAGAGGCAAGGAGCCTGAATCAGCTAGGTATAAAATCACCATCACCCATAGAAGCAAAATACACATGGACAGGAAGATACAAACCATTTGACCACCAAGTTTCGACAGCATCATTCCTTACTTTACACCAGAAAGGATTTTGTTTCAACGAACAAGGCACAGGAAAAACAGCGAGTGCTATATGGGCATCAGACTTCCTTATAAAACAAGGCGTAATAAACAGAGTGCTTGTAGTATGCCCGCTCTCGATAATGGATAGCGCATGGCGTGATGACTTGTTTACATTCGCTACGCATAGAACTGTATCAGTGGCACACGGGTCGGCTGACAAACGTAAGAAGATAATACAGGAAGGGTCAGACTACGTAGTGATAAACTACGATGGTGTAGGTATTGTCCTTGACGAGCTGAAAAAAGGTGGGTTTGACCTAATTATTGTGGACGAAGCTACACACTACAAGAATGCTCAGACAAGACGTTGGAAGCTACTACGTCAGTTAGTGCATGATGACACGTGGCTATGGATGATGACAGGTACACCAGCTGCGCAGAATCCTACAGACGCATACGGGCTGGCTAAACTTGTAAACCCATACAAAGTGCCAAGGTTCTTTGGCGCATTTAAAGATATGGTTATGTTCAAGGTATCTCAGTTTACATGGAAGATACGTGCTGATGCCACGGACATAGTATACAGAGTCCTCCAACCTGCCATACGATTTACCAAAGAGGAGTGTCTTGATCTACCTCCAATGATATACACTAAAAGACAAGTGGAGCTAACAGCGCAACAGAAGAAGTATTACAAAGAACTAAAGACAAAACTTGTGTTAGATATAACAGGTGAACAAATCACAGCAGTAAACGCGGCTGTAACTCTTAATAAACTATTACAAATATCAGCAGGGGCTATATACACAGACGAAGGTGATGTATTGGAGTTTGACATTAACAATAGATACAAGGTGTTACGAGAAGTCATAGACGAGTCTAGCCAGAAAGTCCTTGTATTTGTACCTTTCAAACATGCAATAGATATATTAACAGATAAGCTACGCTCAGAAGGCATAACAACAGAGGTCATACGTGGAGATGTACCTGCACACAAACGCACACATATATTTAAACAGTTTCAAGAGGATGATAACCCACAGGTACTCGTGATCCAACCACAAGCAGCAGCGCATGGTGTTACGTTAACACGAGCTAACACAGTGGTGTGGTGGGGGCCAACCAGTTCATTAGAAACATACGACCAAGCAAATGCACGTGTACATAGGTCTGGACAAACACATAAATGCACTGTCGTACAACTACAAGGTTCTGACGCAGAAAAGCACGTATACAGACTATTAGATAGAAAAATAAACGTACACACAAAATTTATAGAACTTTACAAAGAAGTACTTGACTAAGGTACTTTTTACTATTATATGTTACTATATAATAAGAATAGGAGAGAGACATGGGTGACAAGATAACCCCTGACAAGTTGGCAAAGACGTATCTACGCATACGAGCAGAGAGATCTATGCTGTCAGCCAAGTATAAGGAAGAAGATGGCAACCTTATACGACAGTTAGATATAATAAAACAGGCAATGCTAGATCATTGTGAAGACCACAATGTAGAAAGCGTGAGAACTTCTGAAGGATTATTCTTTCGTTCGACTAAGAAGAAATACTGGGTCAGTGAATGGGATGCAATACACAAGCTTATTGTGGAAGAAAACGCACCTCAGTTACTTGACAAACGTATCAATCAGGCGAACATGAGAGAGTTCTTGGAAGAGAATCCTGATCTCAAGCCAGAGGGATTAGAGATTGAAGAAGAAGTAACAATTTCTGTGAGGAAGAAATGAATGAACCTTTTGTAACAATAGAGGACGTAGCTAAACACTTTAGCGTGTCCGTATCGACTGTTCGTGCTTGGGTAAGTCAGAAACACATACCTGAAGATACTTATGTAAGGATAGGTAAAACTCATAGGTTTCGTCTTTCAGATGTAACTGAAGCACTGACAAAAACATCTAGTAGCCGTAGCGAAGAAACAGTGAACGAAGATTCACTAGCGGAACTAGATGAAGATTTATAATATAGAGAGAAGGAGAGAAAATGGAACAATATATTATAAAAAACGTAGAGGCTTTGTGGCCTAAGATAAACACAACTTACCACTTTGATAGTAAAGCAGGTAGGTCTGTAACATGTGATGCCACGGCTGATGGCGCAGAATATTCTATACAGTTTCGTATGGATAATGCTACCGCTAAAGACTTATACTTTGCGATGTCTGAAGTGTACCAAGCCAATAGGAAAGACAAGTGGGCAGATAAGTTGGAGCGTATGTTCGTCAAAGATGATGAAGGTATGTTTACGCATAAGGCTAATTTAAAAGGTGCGTATAAAAATCAAACCACTGCTAAACCTATACAGGTTGATGCCAAGGGTAACAGATTACCCGCAGACTTCTTGTTGACCACAGGTAGCACAGTTAACATAGCTGTATCGTTTGTTCCATATGACATGGGTGGCAAGCAAAATGTTTCACTGCGTCTTAGAGGAGTACAAGTCATAAAGTACATACCTTATGAAGATAAAAATCCGTTTGAAGAAACTGATGGGTATGTGTTTGAGGCGAAAGAGGATAATCCTTTTGATGCAGGTGAGACTGAAGTAGAGGATGCTGTGGCAGAGCCAAAGAAAGTTGTTAAGAAGCCCTCCCTTCCCACCAAGGACGCTGACGGCAACTTGAGTTCTATCGTTGACGATTGGGACGATTAATAGAACTACACCACGACTAGGCTTTTGCCGAAAGGATAACGTGCCGTATCTTGTCGTGGTGTCTTCGGCACAAGGTGGGAAAAATGGAAACAAAAGAATTTTTAGAGAAGGTTTTAGGTGATGGATACTATTCTGTACTGGGTCTTGGTGACAAGAAGGTACAAAGCTTCCATGCAACTATAGACGATGTAATTAAGAAGGCTAACGAGTTAGACGCTGAAGGTATCAACGCATACTTTGGTTTAGCCACATTCGAAACAAACAAAGACAGACGTGTAACAAACGTAAAAAGTCTGAGTTCTTTTTATTTAGATTTAGACTGTGGTGTTGGTAAAGAATACACCAACCAGAACGAAGCGTTTCTAGATTTAAAAAGATTTGTAAAAGCAACAGGATTGCCTCGACCCATGTTAATCAACTCTGGGTACGGGATACATGTATACTGGGTTCTTACTGAGAGTGTGTCATACGCTGAGTGGCTACCTGTAGCGCAGGCTCTGAAAGATACATGTATACGTCATAACTTGTCAGCAGACAATGGTGTAACTGCGGATGCTGCGCGGGTACTTAGAGTCCCTGGCACACAGAATCACAAGCGTGGTACACAGAAACCTGTCATGTTCTTTGGTACAGGAGAGTTTCGTAGCGTAGAGTTTGACGAGTTTTCTAGGCTCATAGGTGCAGAGGGCATCAGTATACCAACCAAAGTAGACAACGAAGAGAATGAGTTTAAGAAAGCTATGATAGAGAACTCTGAGAATAGTTTTAGAGTGATACTAGATAAGACTGTAAAGGGCGTTGGGTGTGAGCAGATTAAAAACATCATGGAGAACCAACAGGATATAAGCGAACCTTTATGGAGAGCAGGGCTATCTATAGCTAAGTTCTGCAACGATGCCGACAAAGCAGTGCATAAGATGTCTGAGAGACATCCAGAGTATAGTGAGAGTTCAACAGAGGAGAAAGTCGAGCGTATAAGTGACCCTTACTACTGCACAACATTTGAGGCAGAGAACCCCGAACCTTGCGCGGCTTGTCTGCATAAGGGCAAAATAAAATCACCTATATCTTTAGGTAAAGGTATAAAGAAAGCACCTGCGTCAAAGGACATACCGCTATACCCAGAGCCATACTTTAGAGGGGCGAATGGTGGTGTATATATGCGTTTTAAAGACAAAGATGGTAATATAGAGGACAAGGTGATATACCAAAACGACTTGTACGTGATAAAACGTATTATGGACGTGGAGGTGGGCGAAGCCATAGTCATGCGTCTGCATCTACCTCAAGATGGTATAAGAGAGTTTACAGTTCCGTTGACTTCTGTAACATCTAAAGAAGAACTAAGAAAACAACTGTCTATGCACGGCATAGCTGTATTAAGAATGGATGATATAATGGCATACACAACTACATGGGTAACACAATTACAAGCGAAGAGCGTGGCAGAAGAAGCTCGCAGACAGTTTGGATGGACAGATGATGAGTGCAAAGGCTTTGTGCTTGGTAGTGAGGAGATAACGTTAGACGAAACAAAGTTTAATCCACCCTCTACACCCACAGCAAGTTTGTTCCCGTCTTTTGAACCCAAAGGTACGTTGGAGGATTGGAAAGATACAGTAAACTTTTACAATCGTGATAACTTTGAACTGCATCAGTTTGTTCTGGGTACATCTTTTGGATCTCCACTGATGAAGTTCTCCCCTATAAACTGTGCTGCTTTGCATATATACAGCAAAGAATCAGGTGTTGGTAAGACAACTGCTATGGTAGCAGGGGCATCGGTGTGGGGCAGTCCAGAAGACTTGATTATGCACGAGCGAGACACGTACAACACTAAAATGAACAGGGGTGAGATATACCATAATTTGCCAATGTATATGGACGAGCTTACAAATACTTCAGGTAAAGAGTTGTCTAACCTAGCATACCAACTGACTGGGGGTAGACAGCGTGGACGTATGTCAGCAAGCAGTAACGTGGAGCGTCACAGAGGCGAAGCGTGGAAACTACTGGCTGTAACTACAGGTAACACAAGCATGGTAGAGCGCATAAGTATTATAAAAGCCATGCCAAAAGCAGAAGCACAGCGCATATTGGAGTGCCGTGTTAGCCGAATGCAGTTTGAGACAAAAGAAGAAACAGATGTGTTCAGCACCTGTCTACAAAACAACTACGGACACGCAGGTAAAGTTTTTATAAAACACGTTATGGAGAACCTAGAAGAGGTACAGAAGCTGATACGTCAGGTACAAGAGAAAGTGGACGCTAAAGCAGGGCTTACAGCTGAGAACAGATATTGGTCAGTGCTTGTCGCCTGTACGTTGACGGGCATCATACTGGCAAAGCGTTGCGGTCTGGTGCAGTATGACACCAAGAAACTGTTTCAGTGGGCTGTAGAACGTTTGAAAGAGAACAAACGTCAGGTCGAGGACATGAGTATATCTGTCGAGGAGACACTTAACGACTACATACATGAACATTGGAGCAATGTGCTATGGATAAAAAGCACAGAAGACTTGCGTAAACAAGAGGGTGACGTGGCTAACCTTGTTATACCTGAAGCTTTACCAAGGGGTAAACTTGTAGCCCGATACGAGACAGATTTAAAACGTGCCTTTCTTGTGCCTAAACCTTTGAAAGCATGGTGTGGAGAGCAACAAATAAATTATAACTCGTTTCTACAAGACCTTACAACTAAGCTGGGGGCCACAAAGATTAAGATGCGATTGAGTAGAGGCACACACATGAACTTGCCACCCACATGGGTTATACAAGTTGACTGTTCTATAAACGATGAGATTACGGCAGGGAATATTAAAATCGGATGATTTAAACCCTGATGGGGTGCGAATAGTCGTAAACTGGAGCAGTATGGTAACAGGTTCCTCTGTGTTTATCCTCTGTGTGAACGTTCAGGAGGCTATAAAGCAAATAAAAAACGTAGCAAAAACAAAAGGTTGGGACGTTAAGACACACGTGCGTGTGGAGAATAACAAATTAGGTGTTCGCATTTGGAGAATTTTATGATAAATGTAGGGTGACAGGTTACACTTGTCACTCTCTTTCTCTTATGTGACCATCTTCGGGTGGTCACTCTTTTTAATCAAAGAAAGTATAATCCTCATCAAACTGCCGTTCGTGCATAGTGATTAAGTTTTTATTCCCAGATGATATGGACACACCATTGTGCTGACGTATGTTTTTAGACTGTTCTATGTGTCTTTTCATAGACTTTGATATTGAATCGCCTGTAATCGCTGATAAAGGATGCCGTTTATTGTGTGCAAGTAAATCTTTTAAGGCTTTATTCATCAGTTCTGTGTTACCTGTCCGTGCAGCGACATAGTATTGTTTTAGTATTTTACTCTTCTTTTTGTTAACCGCTGTGTCTATGCCCTTCTTTATATTGTTCTTCTCCATAGTGTTTGTGTACTCAACAGGAGGAAAACCAAATAGTATACCTGCCAAGTCCCCACCTGTAACGTCATCGAATATAGGATCGCCCCTTCGTGTTTCATAACCCTCTCTGGTTAGTCTACCACTTATAGGTGTAGGCACAATTTTATATATGTTCGCTATCCCTGGGGGTAAAAAGTTCTCTATGCTACGTTCTACCTTACCATCACTTGCGTCTTTGAACCCTTGCTCTATTCTTTTTACAGTGCTAAATGCAGGTCCACCGAAGTAGAAGAACAAAGATTCCTCTAAAGAAGCATCCTTATTGTATCTGTTCTCGTTTAGTAAAAGACCTGTTAAGCGTATTCTTGTCGCTACATCCACTCCTGTTAACGAGTTAACAGCTCCTTTGAATCCTTGCTCTCCTATGTAACTACGTACGATAGAGTCAAAGTCCTCCTCTTCGTCATCTAAGAAGAACAAGTTAGATATGACTTCAAACGCTCCGTAAAGCGGTATACCTTGCACTCCTGCAAAAAGTAGCGCACTAGCATGAACGCCTATTAACTTGTTACGAGCTATCCTCTTAGCGTTAAGTC